AAGGAGTCACCAAGAGGCAACCCATCTACAATATCTCCCGGCGTATCAGACAATTCATATTCACCGGCGTCTAGCGTAGCATCGTCCTCTCGCCATGTTGACGGAGGATTACCAAATGCCGCCTCTGTAGACCATTTAACTAGTCGAGGTTCATTGTTTGTTCTTGTCCAGTTAAGACCAATAAGGAATGTTCTAAATGACCTTAAAGATTTGCAAGACTGTCCAGAAGGCCAGTTACGCAATTCAATAAAAGGAGAACCTGTGCTTGGTATACCACCACTCAAAGGCCACATCTGAGGCGTATCAAAACCGTTGGTCGCAACAACCAAACCGTTTAAGTTGGTGGCAGTCCATCTACGGCTACTTGTGTTAGCGCCGTAATCATCGTCAGACGTAGTTGTAGAATCTGCTGGCGTAACAATAGCGTTATCAGAGTGATTGTTTGCCAGAGTTCCTGATAGCGTGATTACACCTGTACCAGTATCCCTAGCAGTGTAAGTAATCTTTTCGTATGTATTAGCATCGTCATCATTTACGCCAATGTGCAGGGTTCCGCTTGCGGCAAGAGATGTTAGCACAGCCCCAGTATCTACCGTAATGCTAGATGCTCCAGCAGTCACAGCACCATTTAACGTAAGAACTTCTTGTCTTGTAACATCAGTCCAAGTTGTTCCATTCCATACCGCAATGTCGGTTTCGCCGTATGCAATCCAATAATAGATACCATCTACCGTAAGATACGGATGAATGTAATACGGGGCAAACGGACAAGTAGCCATAACCTCGTAGTATCCAGCAACTTTCTTTACGCCGTTATCGAGGAATCTTACATTGTTGCCGTCAGACCATGCACCTTGTGGAATATTGTATGGAGGTGTATCCTGTATTATTCCAAGTTGCCCAACATTTTCAAATGGTACTAGTGGCATTTATTCTGGAGGCGTAGGCCATGTAATGTTAAATGGATCAGGCTGGTTGGTTATATCACGCAAAGCCTGCCTGTAGGTTTCCCATTCTGTTTTCTTTTCTGGAGTAATAGGCACGTCTGCAAGTACAGACCAATCAGATGCGCCTAGTTTTCCATTACGCTCTGATCTAACTACTTTCCATTGTTCTGGGTCTTGACCGGCTTGTACCGTAGCCCAAGAAGGTTTTTTAGTTGGGTCGTTATAAACAACCTTATCGTTGTAATCCGTTTCGTTATTTACAACCCCGTAAATAGCAAACCCTTGATCTGGTGCGGCGCTCCAAAGAATGTTACTAAGTGTTACATTGTTCATTCTTCAATCTCCCAAACCATAAAATTACCAGTAAACAAAGTTGTTCCACCAGCCCCTGATTGTGGAGTTTTAATAAAAATATTAAATGTATTGCTACCAACTGCGCTAGGAGTATCTGGTCTGTTGGCGGGAATAACTTTCCAAGTATGAGAGAACCCCGCCCCAAACTCATTAGTAGACAAACCAGAGCCAACAGAATCTTTCATGTCAGCAATTAAAATATTGTCAGTTGTTCCAGTAATCAAAACTCCAGAAGTATTTGCTAGACGAATGTAACCATATTGATGTTGACTGCCAGAATCCCAAGAACTAAAAGTTTGTTGGCCTCCGTCTACATGAATGTACAAATTTGACGTTGCAGAAAGACAAGTATGTGTAACACTCCATCCGGTATTAACGTATGTATTGCTTCTAAAAGAACCAGTTGAAGATTCAATATCGTGAGTAACATCAAGCAGTCTTGAGCCTTCAGATGCGGACATATTTATCCATCCGCTGTCAGCCTCGTTACGCATCTTTAACAAGTTATTAGAAGTGTCAAACCACAGTTGGCCCGCTGATGTAGAAGTCGGAGCGGTTGCGCCAGTATGAATACCATTAACCGCCTCGTATGCGTTTGGCAAAGAAGCCTTTAAAACTGTTTTAATTAGGCGAAGATGATCGTCGCCCTGAGATATAGCGTCAGAACCACTAGGGTTCGTAGACACCAATCCGCTAATGTATGATGCGCTTTCTAATGCCATGTTTTAATCCTCAACTAAATCCCATGCTTGTGTTTCTTCATTCCATGCGTATGCGTTTCCATCTGCTGGCATAGGAACTGGAGCCTCCCATAAACAAGTGGTTTCGTTTAAAACCCAACTTGGATAATCCTGCGGTGGAATAAAAGCATCTTTATCTTCATCATATAGATATCCAATACCCGCATAATTTTTTCTAAATGGAGTTCCTCCCAAAAGATGAACTCCTGAATAGGTGTTATATGAAGTTCTTTTACAAACTTGTTTGCGGATATTTCCATAATATTGTTCTGGAGAAACACCTTCTAATAATTCGTTTTCTTCCTTGCCAACAATAACTTCTGTAACAATATTTTTATCATTTAAAAAAGCATAATAAGCCATACTATCCCCAAGAAACCGTATCAGTACCTGCTGTAAAAGTTGTAACTTTGTCTAAACCATCTATTGATGTTGAATAAGTGAGTCCCGCTCCAACATTTAAATTAAATACAGAAGAGTAACGAAGAATAACAACGCCAGAACCTCCTGCTCCTGAAGTGCCGGCATTATTGTCTCCCCATCCTCCACCTCCGCTTCCGGTATTAGCAGTTCCATTGTTTGTTGTAGCAACTGCGCCAGCACCACCTCCTCCAGAACCTCCAGCGCCGCCTGTTCCAGCACTACCTACTCCACCACCTCCTCCTGCTCTAGTAACAGAAGATCCAGTAATAGAAGAAGAAAGGCCATTGCCACCGTCACCACCTGTTGCATTTCCCGGAGTATTAGCGCCAACAGCGCCAGCGCCACCTCCTCCACCTCCGGGATAACTTGTATAAGCATTTCCTCCAGACGATCCTCCAGCGTAACCTTGATTAGAGGTTCCAGTTCCTCCACTATATGGGCCACCAGAATCTTCGCCAGCACCACCGCCAGACCCTCCATTTCCTCCAACTTGAGTACCGCCAGCGTCACTACCTCCTCTACCACCACCAGCAGATGTTATAGTGTCAAAAACAGAATCTGATCCAGCATTACCACCGCCTAATGTTCCGCTTCTTCCCGCTCCTCCAGCACCTACTGTTACTGTATATGCAACATTAGCAGTTCTAGATAAGGTGGATTCAGATGCGCCACCACCTCCAGAAGTTTCTGAATTGTAAGAATTACGATATCCTCCTGCTCCACCACCCCCGGCTCTAAATTTTCCTCCGCTACCACCACCGGCAATCACTAAATAATCAACGGTTAAAGGAGGGAGATATAAATTTTTCCAGTCTGTTCCGTTATATATTTTTGCAATATTTGTAGAACTGTCGTACCAATAATCTCCCGCAGCAGGAGATAATGGAGCAGTACCAGAACTGGTGTAATAAGGCACGTTAGCCAGTTTGCTTTGGGCAATAGCCGCACTAGCATTAATGTCTGCGTTGATAATCGTACCATCTACAATTTTAGTGGACGTAACAGAGTTATCAGAGGGTTCGCCAAAATCTACAACATCACCAAGAAACTGAACCGTAACATTGTTAGTTCCAGATGGTGTAGTAGCCGTAGTAGTCAACGTAGTACCGCTAACGCTGTAAGCATCCGTAGGTGTCTGTCTTACGCCGTCAATAAACAGAAGTACCGTTTCGGTTGTGGCTGACTTAGATAAAGTAAAAGAACTACCGCCGCCGTTAAATGACTCAACCGCGTAGGCTCCTATTTGTGCTGGTTGGTTGCCGATATATGGCATTATTTCCACCCGAGGCTAACAGCCTGTATGCGTGTTTCTTTTGATGCTGATTGGTTAAGCGTTTCAATTTTGTATCGCATGGATGTTCCCGATGGTTGCGATGAGATGTCCACGTTATGCGCGGTAAGGATGGTGTGACCGCCAGTGGTTCCTTCGGATGAGAGAGTGGCTTGCGTCCATGTGGTTCCGTCATCTCTGGAAACGTAAGCCTTGAGGTCTGTGTTGACCGTTGCGGTTCCTGCGCCATTCGTGTAAGTCATTACGATGTCGCCGGTTGTTGGGGCGGAGTCTGCTGTAGAAGCGTTTGAGACTAGGGTCATATCTTGGTTTATTTGACCTAGTTGATCCGTATTTACACCCCCAGTTCCACCATTGTTATAAGCAGTAGAGCCAGAACCACCATTTGTTGCGGTTATAGACCCCGAATTAGAAAAAATTCCTTTGTATAGTGCGTGGATCGCTCCACCACCTGATCCGCCTCCAAACGCATAACTAGAATTAGTTCCTGCGGAGACGCCTTTTGCTTCAATTACGCCGGTTCCACCTATGGTTAAATTACCCCCAACTACAAGCCAGATAATTCCACCTACGCCAGTTCCTCCAGTTTGACCTCCATTAGAGCCACTTCCTGGCGGATTTCCAGAACCACCAGATGCTCCGTTATATCCCCCCTCAGAATCACCGCTTCCGCCAGAGCCACCGTAATCGCCGCCGTTGCCGCCAGTTTTTCCTGAATGTGAACGTGACTGAGCGCCGCCTCCGCCTGCGCCACCAGAAAACGCACCGCCTCTACCACCAGTGCCGCCGGTCAATGTCACAGCGCCACCCCCACTAATATCGTGAGTTGTTCCGCCGCCGCCTCCCGCCGTTGATATAGTGGCCCCACCAGTGGTTCCGGCAGTACCCACGCTACCATAGGACGTTCCGCCATCCCCCGGCGATCCGCCTCCTGCCCCACCAGTAGACCCTAACTGACTTATTGTATAAATCGTTCCGTTGCTAGATATATTTCCTTGGTTTGCAATAGCAGTTCTAACGGCAGTACCGCACCCGTTAAAGCCGGTTCCATCATTTGTAAAACTAGAGGAACCGCCAGTTGTAAACAAGCCAATCTGTAATCCATTAGAGGAAACTGCATTACCGTCTGAACCACCGCTTGCGGTTGGATCGGCATTTGCACCTTTGGCTGTCATGCTGACTGTTCCGTTAATAGTGCAGTCACCAGAAACGTAAATAAACAATCCACGACACGGTTGATCTGTAGTTATTGTGTGTCCAGTGTTTACGGTCAAAGATGAATATTGCTTTATGACCATATCTCCATCGTATGATCCATTTTTATTATCAACAGTGTATGTGACGTTACCCGCTGTAGATAACGCTCCATCTGAATCATCGCCGTAATAGTTTCCTATAGCCCCAACAAATGCGCCTCCAGAAAGTTGCTCTCCTGTAGAAGCAGAAGCATCAATCCCACTGGCATCCTCAAACGCATCAATAGTCTGCTTGTTTAATTGATAAGCCGACAAACTTCCATTAACCGCTACTTTAAATCCAAGCAACGCAATATCAGTCTGGAGGTCATCGCCTCCTTCTGTCATTGATGATGAAACTTTAGTTAATGCCAAGTGCTTGTATCTCCTGTTCTGTCAGCCCAAGAGCAGTTAGTTTGTCAAAGGCGCTTTGACGATCTGCCTGTGCCTGCAGTTGCTCTGCGGTTGGTTCTGGTGCAGGTTCTGGTGGGCGAGGCACAAATGCGCCGTTTGTGTAAGCGCCGCCGATCCATGCGTCATGAGTGGCTTCTATCAGTTCGCCGTCTGCGTGGTATTCGCCGCCGTCCCATTGAATAAGATTCTCCACAATGCCGTTTTTTACTATTGCGTATTTATGACTCATCCCGCTATCTCCGTAACAATTACAATGCCATCTGTTCCATCAACTCCTGCGTTGTCATAGTAGGGGTAATGTGATCCAGATGCTCCTGCTCCGTATCCTTTGCCTTGTCTGCCGTCATTAGTGCCGCCAAAACCAGAATGATCCCATCCAGCCCCTCCTATACTCAAAAAGGAAGAACCGCCAAGTGATTCAAGGCCGTTATTATTTGTAGAAGTAGGATTACCTACGCCACCATAACCATCACCGCCGTCTATCTGAAAATCTCCACCTGATGCTGTCCCTCCTAATCCTGCTTTTCCGCTAGCAACGTTAGAAGAGGCTGATGTTCCACCCGCTCCTCCAGTGCAAGATACTGTATTTGTTCCATCGGCCCAACTGCTTGTGCCGCCAGTTCCGGCTGTTGCGTTAGATGCTCCCGCTCCTCCGATTCCAACTGTAATTGTGGCAGAAGAAATAGAAGAAACATCAATTAGTTTTTTTGCATAAGCGCCGCCACCGCCTGCGCCGCCGACGTCGTAAGGCCAATCGCCTGAACCTGATCCACCGCCTGCACCCTGCACTTCTACAATCACTCGCTTAATCGTTACACCAAGTGCAGATTCACGAGTAGCCTTTGTCCAAGTGCCAGATGAGGTAAAGGTTGATACGCCGACTATTCCAGTAGTAGGTACTGAGCCAGAAGTTATATCCTCTTCACGAATAGTAGTTCTAGTCATTCTTTGGAAACCTCGCTTTTACTGCCAACCAATCACCAATTATATGAATCATCCCGCTATTTCCGTAACGATTACTATGCCGCCAGCGCCATCGCCGCCAGTTTTTGTGCCGCCGCCGTTAATGCCGTTACCCCCTGCTCCTCCGTGGCCGTAGCCTGTCGCGTCTCTTGGGGCGAGGTTTGAGGTTCCAAAATAATCACCAACGCCGGGGCCTCCGGGAGCGGGGCTGATAGTTCCTCCCTTACCACCGTGTGCGTTAGTATCCGAAAATCCATTTTCACCCGGCCCGCCTTTTGCATTTATATCCCCTCCCGATGCTGTCCCGCCTTCATTGCCAATATTGTAGCCACTACGAAGTCCACCTGTACCGCCATTACACGTTAGAGTGTTCGTGCCGTCTGACCAACTACTGTTACCACCCGCGCTTCCATCGCTTTGAGCCCCGCCTCCTGACCCTGCCGATCCTATTGTTACGGTTGACGATGAAATTGAAGAAACGTCGATAAATTTCATTGAGTAGCCACCGGCTCCGCCACCGTTTGCGCCATTCGCATTTCCGCTACTGTTCCCGCCACCGCCACCGCCACCTGCGCCAAAAACTTGGACGATCACACGCTTAATCGTTACGCCAAGCGTTGCTTCACGGGTTGATTTTGTCCAAGTGCCTGATGCGGTAAAAGTGGATACACCAACTATTCCAGAAGTTGAGGCCGCCCAAGTCTGATCGCCACGAAGAAAAGTAGTAGAGTCAGCAGTACCGCTACCTAAACGTGCAGTAGCCAAAGTGCCAGAGGATATATTGCTGGCGTTAGTAGGATCAGTAGCCAGTTTAGACATGGCAATAGCGGCTGAACCGCTAACCATGCTGTCAACAATTACGCCAGTTCCTGGTACTACTGTCTGGCCTACATCTTGAATACCAATGACTTCTAATTTGTCAGTAGCAACCAGAGGCGAAGTAAGAGTCAGAGTTGTGCCAGAAACGCTGTATGCGTCCTCATGCTGTTTAACACCG